TCTCTCGGCAAGTTCTTTCTTAAGTTGAAATTTATTACATTCTGGAGTAAAAAAATTTTCATCATTACAATTAATATCTCTATATTCTTCTTCAAGATCGAAATCTATGTCAGTTTCACTAGTTGATGGTACTGATGAAGAACTATCTGAGGATTTACTACTAGTTGATGATGAAGAACTATCTGAGGATTTACTACCAGTTGATGATGAAGAACTATCTAAGGTTTTACTACCAGTTGATGGTGGTAATATATCAGAAGAGAGAACTGATGATATATCATCTATTGTTTTACCAGTTAGCTTATGATTTAAATCTTCAACATTTTTAACTGGAATATCGAGTTCGCTTGGAATACTTGATTCCTCATCGGATGATGATTCTATTATTAATTTCTTTTTTATTTTATCTGTCATAATATTATATATTATGAATATAATCTATATTCTTGTAATACTTTATTAATATTTATTATTAATTCCTTTTTTTCTAAATTATATGGTCTTATTGATTCTAAACATTTATCGATTGTCTTCCATTCCAACTTGCTAACCTCTGTTGCCTGAAAATTATTTAAATTGACTGAATCTAAATTATCCATTAATGCTAAAAAATATTTATGCTTATACGATTTATGATTTGAACCAATAAATATCTCTTCAAAAGGTAATATATTTTCAACTATAGTTAATTTGCTTCTTGAAATCCCAGTTTCTTCTTCAAATTCTCTTAAAGCGCAATCTAAATCTTTTTCTTTTTGATTACGTCTTCCCTTTGGAAATTCCCATTCAGTTTCCTTCCACGATGTTTTACTCATTTCAATAATGTCATTTAAAGTATAAACTTTATCGGATATAGTTATACCTTCTTTTAAAGATTCAAATTTTTTTTTTGATACATTTTCCTCATTCTTAAATTGTGTATTAATTTCACCCCACATTTCTATCCATAATTTATCAAATGGTAGTTCTAAAATTCTTTTTTTCTCTATAACTGACATTTCATCTACTATAGTTAATAGTTGCTTTAAATTATATGGTGAGTATTTGCCCCTTATAAAATCAATATATCCGAAACTATCTTTACGTCTTATCATAAGAAATTGTAATCCATCTAGGCTGTCTCTAAATGTTATAATTCCATAACTTGTTACAGGTAATTTACATTGATGAAACAAATGTCCATGCTTACCACAATTATTACATATATTTGTATTTTTGCTCATAATTAACTTGTATAATATCGGACTTATTATTTAAATAATAATTAATATAATATAAATTTATTTATATTTCAAAATAATATAAATATATTTATTTAATACATATAATGAGCCTTTTAGGCGTATTAATTATTGTATTTAATATAGTAAATGCAAGTTCAATTTAAAATAATTTTTTAACAAGAAATAATAATGTCAACAACAGTTTATCTAGATCCGAAAATTTGGGGACCTCATTATTGGTTTTTTTTGCATACTGTAGCAATGACTTATCCTCACCATCCAAACGCAGTAACAAAAAAGAAATACTATGAATTTATTCAAAATTTACCACTTTTTATACCAGTTGAGGAAATTTCGAAAGAGTTTGAAAAGATGATTGATGTGTATCCAATTACACCATATTTAGATAATAGAGATTCATTTGTAAGGTGGATGCATTTTATACATAACAAAATAAATGAAAAGCTAGAAAAGCCACAAATAACTTTGAACGATTTTTTTGTCCAATATTACAATGAATATAAATCACAAAATGAAAAGCTGGCAGAATTTTATAAACTCAGAGAGAAATTAATTTATGGAGGTATTTTAGTATCAATTTTAAGTGCTATTTATTATTTGTATGATAAATAAATAAAATGTCTATTTTATATATAGATGGTTAAAACTAGAAAGAATTATAAAAATAAAGGTGGTAAAGTAATAGCGTCTGGTGGATACGGTTGTGTATTTGATCCAGCTTTAAAATGCGAAGGTGCGTCTAAACGTGAATCAAACAAAATATCTAAACTAATGACTGATAAACATGCTACACAAGAATACGAAGAAATAAATAAAATTAAGAATAAGTTGGATTCAATAAGAAATTACGAAGACTATTTTTTGGTGTATGACACTACATTATGTAGACCAGGTAAATTAACATCATCAGATTTAACAGCTTTCAATGACAAATGTACTGCTTTACCAAAAGATAATATAAATAAATCAAATATCAATTCTAAATTGAACGAAGTAATGGCTTTAAATCTTCCAAATGGTGGTTTACCAGTAGATGATTTTATTTATGCAAATGGTGGATATGATAAATTATATAAGACCCATATGGCATTAGTTCAGCTGCTTAAAAAAGGTATTATTCCAATGAATAAAAGAAATATTTACCATAGTGATATAAAAGATTCAAATATATTAATTGATGACAACAGTTCGATATTAAAAGCGCGTTTAATTGATTGGGGTTTAACAGTTGAATATGCTCCTAATTCAACAGAATCATTTCCTAAAAATTGGAGAAATAGACCATTACAATTCAATGTTCCATTTTCAGTTGTTATATTTACAGATTCATTTTATGAAAAATATACAAAATATTTAAAAGATGGTGGAGAAGTTGAAGAAAATGCGTTAAGACCATTTGTTATTGATTATTTAAATCACTGGATAAAAGAAAGAGGCGCAGGACATTATAAATTTATTAATGAAATCATGTTCTTATTATACAGCAGCTCATTAACTAGTATATCTGATGCTAGTAAACCAGGTGTTGTTGAAACAGAAATAACAATGCCATATATTATTGACTATATTGTTGAAGTGTTAGTTCATTATACAAAATTTAAGTCAGACGGTTCTCTCAATTTAAGGGAATATTTAAATAATGTTTATATAAAAATTGTAGATATTTGGGGGTTTATTACAGCTTACTATCCATTTTTAGAAATGTTTAGTAACAATTATTTTACATTAAATGAAAATGAATTAAAAATATTTAAGCAATTGCAATACATATATAATGAATATTTATATACACCTCATGCTGCTCCATTTAATATGGATGAATTATTTGATGATTTGAAAATATTGGGAAACTTAATACATATAGTAACACATGGAAAGCGAAAGACAACCTCATCAGACAGTTCTTTAGCAAGCGGAATTAGAACGCGTAAAATTAGAAAATCTTCAAGTTCGTCAATATTTAAGAGAAAAATGTTAAAGAAAAAATTTAAAAAGCCATTTTTCTTGTCATTAAAATAAAAATCTAAACTATTTGTATAAATGAAGGATTTTAGTAAGCTATGCACTCCAGCAAAAATTTACTTTGCCATTGCTGTTATCGCAACAATACTCGCATTGTTTAACGGTGCTACACTTATGTTTGCATTTATGAAGCTTGTTTTCGCATTTATCTGGACATTTATTTTAGGATGGTTATGTGATAAAGGGTATAGTTCTATTTCTTGGTTCTTAGTTCTTTTGCCATATATCATCATGGTTTTAGCAATGCTTAATATATACCATGTCACTTATGAACATAGACAAATGATGAGATCGGTTGGATTACAAGGTGCTTATGGTCAAGAAGCCATGACTAAAATGAAGAAATAAGCATAATATAATTAGTATTATTTTATTATAAATTAATAATATAATATGAGATTGGAAATATTTATATTAGGTTTAACAGCATTTTTTGTATATAATGCTTATACTGATGGAAAATATACAAAAATGTTATCATCATTTAAAAAATATTACAAGATGATTTTTTATGCTCTTTTAGGAATAGGAATATATTATATGTTAAAAAGAAATCCTAATAGAGGTCGTGATATGTTGTTATATGCAAATAATTATATAAAATATTTACCAATAGATAGAAATTCAATGGATATGCTAAGCCCAATAATCGATTTTACTGGTTCATCCGAGAGAAGTTTTATGGAGTCATTTAATGGTATTGAGCCACAAGCACCCGGTTTTTGTTCAGAACAACGCATTACAAGTTCCGGAAGAGGTGCTACAAAGCGTTCTGTAAGTGAAACCAAGAAGAAATATGTCGCCGCAAGTCAA